TTCCATCGTGTTGAATTAAATGCTTCGGGTGTTACTATTGCTGTAGTACACACGTAAACATTTGAATTATACAAAGTTTTTGAATTTAAAGTGTATGTATTGGTTGCAACGTATAAGGTAGCGTCTAGTTCAACTAAATCATTTGCATTATATGTTTGTCCATATGAATAGTTTTTAATATCCTTAAATTCGTCTTCAATGTCGTATTTTTGAACTAAAAAAGAAATCATTTCAGCTAATGATTCAAGTTCGCTAGAAACACGCACAATGTCACTACCTTGTGTTATTTGATCTAATTGAGCTTTTTGTATTCTCAATTGATAATAGTCATTTAATCTTAAATATGCCATATTTTACAAAAATAGAAATTATATAATTGTTTTGTTTTCTTTAGTAGTAAAATTAATACCCGTGCTTAGATGGTGACGACTTACCTATGCGAATACCGATATTTTGCGAACCTCTAAGATATGATTGAAATTCACTACCGAATGCTGAACAAACAATATAATCAAATAAATCGCTAAAATGTCCCACTTTTTGAAAACGTGTACCCGTTTTTGGGTCTGTTGCCATTTCTTTATGTTTAGTTCCGTCACTTGCTTCCTTAAGCATAATTAAATCATTTATAGATGTTTTACAATTTTCACCTATCTTAAATGTTAGTCCCTCAACGTTTCGTTGAAATACTGAATTTATAAAATTACCCCTCATAACTACTGAAGGATTTGATTTTGTCACCCTATTTGTAGGTCTATAAATAGCTAAATTTTCCATTATTAATCTGTAGAAATTATAACCATTTTCTAATTTTGTGTCTTGTTTATTGGCTGTTGCGTCACCATATACAAACATTCCACTTTGGTGACCTTGATAACGTTTTAAAATCTCATTGCATACACCTTTAACAGTATTGTTTGGTGTAACACCTGAAATCTCATCAATCATTCTTAGTTCCTTACCTTCGATTTGAAATATACCACACGGCAAATAAGGGTTAACGTTATCATCCCAACTAATATGTAAAGGTAAACTAGGGTTATATCTACAATTGTCAACGTGTTTATCTATTTCAAAATCTTTGTAAAATTCACCACCTGTTTTAAGTTGAATATCCCAATTTCCATTAACGAATACCTCGTATTCAAATCTAGGTAAATTCTGCAAATTGTCTATATACGCTTGTTGTAAGTGTGGGTTGTCCGTTATCTTAGCAGGAATGTATGCCCATTCATTTGGTAATGTTCCATTTTTATAACGATCATACACTTTCAATTTTACCCAACCAAAAGTAGGATTACAAGTTGCTAGAATAATTGGCTTTGGTTGATTTTTAGTGTTTGGAATGATCCAGGAACCGGCACGCTCAAATGCTTTATAAAATGTTTGTTCTTGACACTCGTTAATTTCTTCAAACAAAAAACCATTAACTTCCAAACCTTTCATCCAGTCAATATCTTTATCCTGGGCGTAATTTTCAGATTTGAATAAAATAACACTTCCATTTGGATGGTGGTATTCATATGGTGACTGCCTTAACGCTCCTGATGGTTCTAACTTCTTAAATGATGGAACTGTTGTGGTTCTTAGTTTTTCACTATTTTCACGAATAACGCACCACCTGGAATTAGGGAAAACTTGACACATAATTAATAAGGCGGATAAACCCCAAACAGATTTTCCGCCACGAATACTACCACCATAAAGCAAAAAGTTATATTTTTCGGAACGTAATAGTTCCATTGCTTCCGTTTGCTTTGTGGTTAATTCCATTAAATACTTATCTCATTATCACCCCACTTAATTGTGGTTGTGTTTATATTAGCTACGATTTCCGATTTAACAGGTGCAACTATTCCAAACATTGATCTAAAATCATTAATTATTGCCCTACATTCTTTATAATCATCTATGTCAATGTTTTTTTGATATAAAGTTTCAAAACGAGCGTATATTTCAGCCTTAAAACCATCAACATCAAATGTTTTTTTAAAATCTTCTTTTAAAATTCCCCGTGCATCTTGTAAGTAATTATCTGTACATCTTTCGGTTATTTTAAATTCAACCGAACAAAACTGAATAATTTGAGAACGTGAAAAACCCTCTAAAATTTTATCTTTAACAAATAAAATCCTACGGCTTTTTTCATCAGAACTAATGTCTTGAGGTCTTGTTTTTTCCATTTTTTATCAAATTAAAAAGGTGTTCCTGCACTTTCTTTTGTAGCATATTTTTCATTCATTTTTTTACCTCTTCTTTTACTTGAAGGTGTAAAAGCTCTTGCTATTTGTCCTTTTGAGTTGTAAACGTTTCCGCCTTTTCCTCTGTAATAACCGTTTGCCATAGTGTCTTAGTTCTTAAAGATTTATTAATTGTTTTATATTTATCAATTATTCTAGATTGATATTCAAAGTTAAAGTTAAACAATTCTTCCGACTCTTCAATACAAAATTGCTCAATATTATTTGAAGATGGTAAATTAGCACTGCCGTGAATTACAAAAAACTTTCCACATTTTGTTTTTATTAGTACCATTTTACAATGAGTATCACAAATTGATAACTGCATTTTTTGATTATCTAAGGTGTCATAAATATATTTTACCATATTATTTTTTTGATAACCGTAAAAATAAGTAGAAAAAATAAGATCTAATTTTTCAACCCAATTACCAAATATAAGGTTATTTAAAGAATCTATATTACCTTGATCGGCGGAAAGTGAACTAACAATTAAATGTTCAACCTCTAGTTTATTTTCAATTATAAATGCTTCAATGAAATCTCCAAAAATAAAAGTACCATTAACAATTACAAATTGCCTTGAATTTTTTTCTATTGAAGTTTCTAGTGCTAATTTTTCAGCATTTTCATATTTAACGCTTTTTTTTGAAATTGCATATTGTTTTTTAGGTTTTAAAATTTTAGTTTCGAACATAATTATTTTTTTAAAGTTTTAATAAATTCTTTTAATTCTTGTATTTTATCTTCAGGAATTACAAAAGATACTCGTTTACCATTTGTAATTGCTTTTCTTCCTGAGTTTGAACGTTTACCACCTTTATTCATTAAATATGATTTTGAAAGTAAATACTTAATAATTTTTCAGTTAATTTTAATGAAGTTTCTCTGTGTGCTACAGTTAGTGTACATTCGTTTTGAAGTCTCGCATTTCCAACTGAATGGTCTGAAATTCTAATTGTAATGTCTTCAGCAAAATAACCTGCTTCTAAAATATAATACCAGGACTTACCGAATGAAGTTTCACTTTCATTTGATTTTCTAATAGTTCCTAATTTATCATTATTTGAAAACCAGTTTAAAAGAATTTGTTCTGCTTGTAAGTGTAAATTATTCATAATCATTATTTTTAGTTCGTTTCTATACTCAAAAATACGAAACTTATTTTGATTAATTACACTTTTTTCAATATATTTTTAATTAATTAAATCTTTTTTTGACTTGTATAATATACCAAATTGCTGTGACAATATAAGCACATTTTCATTGTCAAATTCTTTTATTTCACCTTTACTTCTAACGTTTGTTTTTATAGCTTCTTTGTAAAGGTCATCTATTATTATTGTATGGTTAAATTCCACTATATCTCCTGTTCTCATAATATTAATGTCATTTGTTTGTTAAACATTGCATCTACTACGGTTGAACATCCGTATCTATTAACCGCTAAAGCTATAAAATAAGGTTCTTTTCTAACTCTATAATTTGACTTTACAATAGGCAAAGGATCAATTAAAATACCATCTACAAATGTAGCTTTGATGTTTCTAACCTTGCAATATTCCTCTAATTTAATTAATTGTTGCATAATCTTTCATAAATATAATAATATTTATCACATCTGATGTTTTCGTAAACTACTATTTCAATCCATTCAAATAGTTTTTTTGTCATTTTTTAGTCTTAAAAGTACTATAATTATTCACAATATAGATGACAAATTCACGCATAAATATACTATCCTTTTCACTTTTGTACCATTCTATTGCAACCTTATGAAGGTCTGATAAAGTGCCGTGCTTTGTAATTCTATTTCTTCTATTGGGTAGTTTTAATATTGGATCTATTAACATAACTTATTTTCTTTTAACCATAAATCAATAACTACTTTCGATTTGTTTAAATCACTTTCAAACTCCCCTTTCTTTTCTGAACGTTCTAATCTTTTTACAATATCAAATAAATAAGCATTCCACCCTCTTTCTTTTGCTATTTTATATAAAGTTCCATTATCGTTGTTATAATGTTTAGGTATATCCGTATTACAATTACTAGATATATCAAATGAATTTGTACTCCAATAATCAACTTTACCTATCTCATTATACTCGTCACCAACTAAAACTTGACCTTTAATAATGTTATCATCTTTATAAGTCACTTGTACTACCAAATCTGTTGTTTTTGATTCTGCAATTGTATTCATTTTTTTTCTTGTAAGTAAATATTAATCATATGTTCAATCGGATGACATACGTATTTTTCTCCATTAGTTCTAAACCACATAAAGAAATCTAATAGTTCTTTTTCCATTATCTTAAATCTTCTATTGAATTATTTACTGCCTTATTAAAATCGTGTCCTAATTCTAATGAAATTATTTTTAATTGCAATCCTAAGTTTCCAATAGCTGAAATCTGTAAATATGGATCACGTAACTCAATAGCTTCTTTTAATTTCTGTAATTCTAATTCTAATTCTTTCATATCTATTTAGTT